AATAGTATCAGTAGGCCCCTTTTGTGCGGCCAGTACTATACCAGCAATTGATGTTGCAACTGCCGGAACTACGTTTGTTAAGTCTTTTTCTGTTACCTGTACGCCAGGTGAAACTTGAAACGCCATTCCAATCTCCTTAAATAGAAATGTTATTACACATATTTATACTTTTATGAATTTTCAAAATTACTTTTATACATATTTTGATGTATAAATAATTCTATGACACATTACGAAAAATATAAGAAAACTATTAAAAATGGAATAAGAAAGGCGGAAAGAAAACGTGACATATGGATTAACGAATATCTTGCCGAGGAGGTATGTATATATTGTGGGGAAGCAGAAACGTGTGGATTGGTATTCTACCCTGACAATAAAGAAATCAGAAAGCTTTCAAGATCGAAAGGACTCAGAGAAAAACTTCGATTACCAATATTGGAAAAGATACAATCGAATCAAATTGTGTGTGTAATGTGTGAAACTAAATTGAGAAATGATATTCAGTTATCACCAATCTTGTAGATATTCTCTATTGGAAGATACAACTGGATTCCATGTTGAACCATATTCATCAATATTTTCTCCAATTTTTTCACCATGTTCATCTCTAACTCCATCCAAAACAAACCCAAATGGAGCCATATCTTGGTCTACTAACTCCTCTTTATCTTTCCAAAGTTGTTTACGAATATCCATATCTGTCAATTCTTTGAAATAAGTCTGGTCTGTCAACCAACTGAACAGTACTAAACACATCACTAGATCATCAGTATTACCATCCTCACCTTGCCAAGATTGTCCTTTTCCTATAAAAGAAAATAACTCTGCAATCGTATCGAAATCACATATCAGTAGTTTATTATCTTCTATAAGAGTTTTTAAATTAGAACACCCTATCTTTTTAAGAGATTTAGTAGTTCGTACTCCTAATTGTGCTTTCTTTCCAGAAAAACCACCCCCTGCAATTTGGCCATTTCGACCATGCATTGTAGTCATAATTATATTATCATATTCCATATCAAATTGCATTGCATCTGCTATTTGGGCTCCAATATCATTAATTTCTATAAGAACATATGCAAGGTTATATGCCTGTGCAACCTTATGTATAACTATTGGAAAATTCAATGGTTTAATTTCATTATCTCTATATATTGCAACTTGTTTATAAGGAATTTCTGAAACATCTATCACTACAAATGCAGAATAATCATTAGATACTCCTCTTGATACATCAACAACCATAACATATGCAGATTCAAAATCTGGTTTTTCATATACTTTCAATCCTGCATTAGCCGTAATGGGTGTAGAATGAGATAATGCACCTAACTTTGATGGGTGAATTAAGGTATTGGATGAACCTAAAAAGGAACAATTAAATTCTGTCTGAAACTGTTCTTCCCCAATATTTTTAATAGTTTCTTCTTTCCATTTTTCATCTCGGCCAGGAACTTCACTCCAATGCACTTCAATAGGTATATAAGTGTTATTACCGTTCTCTGCATCGTTCCATAATTTGTAAAACATATTCATACCGTTTGGTGTACTTACCATCATCACTTTAGAATCTTGTCCAGAAGAAATTGTTGGGTATACAGAACTTAGGAATTGAGTTGCAATATTATTTGGTACATAGGCAAACTCATCTAAGAAAATAATGTTGTAAGACCCACCTCGAACAGCAGAAGCAGAAGTTGAACTGGCAAGAATTTTTGAGCCATTCTCTAATTCCAAAGACCCCTTGTTCCATGTCATTACTCCTTGTTGTAACCATTTTGGGAGATGTTCGTATGCAAGTTGCAGTCTACCAAGTAAGTCTCTTGCAACAACAGCTTTGTTTGCAAGTATTGCAACACTAACTGTAGGATTGAACAAACAGAAGTGTAACAAATATGCAATGATAGTAGTGGATTTACCAGATTGTCTAGGAAGTTTGCAAATGGTGAATCTCTCTGTATGGAAAGTCCACATCATTTGTCTTTGGAAACTGTAAAGTTTAAAGGGAATCAAACCCTCATCAAGACTTATAATTTTAACATAAGATTCTGTGAAGTAAACAGGATCTTCCATGCACTTAGCATATTCTTCTACCTGTTTTTTAGTAAACTCAATTTGAACATTAGCCCGTTTGAGATTCGGGTTTTCACGATACAATTGCTGCATTATTTTTTATTTTTAATTATCTGTTGAAGTTCTTTGGTGGAACCAACAAATAAAGTGTTATTGTTAGTAACACGTTGTGGTTGTTCTATATCTCTGAGTTTCTTTTTGGTGGTTTGCAGATTGACTAGTTTTTCTGTATTCTCTGCATTGGTCTTTAGAAGTTGACCAGCAACCTCATAAGCTCGGGGATGGTCTGTTTCTTTTGCTACTTGTAGGATGCCACTTAATGCATCCTGGCCACGTTCTATTATGTGATAAAGATTCTCTCGACTGTATTTAAAATCATCTTCATCTGTTTGAGGTCTAGGAATCACAGTAACGGTTTGGTGTGTGGAGGCAACCGTTTTTTTATCTGCAATCCCTAGAATTTCGTTGATTTTTTTCCATTACTCATCCTGTCCTGTCTCTACATTATAATTCTTTGCATCCTCAAAGAAAGATGAAGTTTCATTAAATCCAAAATCATCATCCATACCGGCAGAAGCTGGATCTGGTGTAACAGTAAGTCTTTGTTCTCGTTTCGGTGCAGCCGCAGAAGAATCTGTATACTGATCAACTTGTACTTTAGTAATAACCTGACCTGTCATGACAGGCCCATATAAGTAACATTTTGCAGTAAAGGTGAGAGTGTAGATAATTGCTCGTCTTTCTAAAAATTCTCCCTCATAATTATCTTCGTATGATATACCATTCAATATAATAGGTACATCTCGTTTACTACTCATTTGAACTATATCGTTGATAGTGATCGTATAGTCAGGCTGAAAATATGGTAAAATTTGTTCTACTATCTGCAATGCATCATCACTATTCTTTGACATACAATATAATTCAAAGTCAATATTATAAGGAACTGGCATATACTGAGAATCCACCTTATTACCAGCAGAACCAGCCTTCTTTACTTTCTGTATCTTATTTAATTTTCGTGTACTATCATAAGTAATTGAACCAATTTCAAAACCAATTCTAGGTAAAGTAATTGCGACTGTTTTTGTTATATTAGGATCTTCTGTCAATCTTGTTAAAAACTTTTGTTTAGCTCCGTAAGCAAGAGGAACCTTCATAGATTGTATCACATTACCAGAACTATCTTTTCTAGTAATGTGTATATCGTTAAAAAGTGTGCCAAATCCTACTACACACTTTCTCATAGTTTCGTGATAAAATGTACTTCCAAGCATTATGTTACCTCACCAAATGGGTTTCTTTCTGTAAAATCAAGTATCGAATCACCTTGAGTTTCAAAGAAGCTGGTATCAGAAGAAGTGTCTATAGTAGATACACTATATTCTTCACTTACAATCCAATCACCATCTTCTGTTATTAAATAATTAGTTCCAGATTCCGTAGCTGTTTCTAATACGACTTGATATTCAAGAGCATCCAAAGATTGTGCTGTTTCGATTGCATCAATCTCTGTAACACCAGTTGCCATATCTTCATGACTGTATTCAAATGTACGACATCGCAGTTTGTATACAGGTAAATTTTGTAATTGATAAAATGGATCATCATGATCCACAAAACCAATTTCAAAAAGTTTTTTTCCACTAGGAAAATAAATTAAATCACCCTCATTAGGGCGAGTACTTACAATTAAATTTTGATCTAAAGATATTAGTTGTTCAAACCTTCTCTTAGAAACTACCCATGTAGCCTCATCTTGCATATCCAAACCAAATCGAGTCATCATTTCTTTTTGTCCTTGATAACCTTCTATATCATCAAGAAACATTTCTATAATATATGCATCATTAAAAGAACTTGAAGTATCTTCACCAAACAAAGTATCTTTATTGACTAACTTTCTAGGAAGATAATATACATCCTGCCCAAAAACTGAAAGTTGTTCAATAATTAGGTTCTCATATAATCTTTGTTCGCCTGTTGTACCTGTATCAAAATATACATTTGTTGTCATCTTATCCTATCATCATGTCTGCTGGTAAACCATATCCATTAAGAAGTTGTTCTTCCAACAATTTTATTTCTTCATCAGCTTGAGTATAGATTGTTTCTCCATTCATTTGAACTCCTCCTAACATTGCTACACCAGTAAATTTAATCAAGTTTGCCCCCCATTGTTTTTTAATAAGAGCAGTTGAATATTTTTTAAGAAATATATCATTATAAACATCTGTATATGTTGTAGGATCTAATTTTCTATAACATTCTATAATAAGAAATTGGTCAGCTTGAATTTCTGGTGTTGACCAATCCATATCCAAATAAAGTCTATTTTGATGTTGATTAAATCTAATTGGTACTTCACCAGTTAATAAATGATCTATGAAATCTAAATGTTCTTGTAACATTTGATAATTGACCATAGATGTAGAAGTAAAATCCCATAAATCATTTAGTCTCATTTGATACTTCATATCAAACATAGGAACAGATGAATGATCCGTAACTGGAAAAATTCTCAATACAGAAATTACAGGAGCTGGTAACGGCAACCAAACTTTTTGTTCTAACCAAGCATATGCACCACCTGTATTATCTACGGTATCTGTAGCTGGAGTGGTTGCATTTGTTTGAGCTCTTGTAATTTGTGCAGAAGTCATCTTGTATTTGAGATACATTCTCTCAACACCATCCATATGATATTCTGCAAAGTATTGTAAAGCTTGATCAATGCGATCATCACATTGATCTGGATCTACATTTATATCTATTACAGGTTTCCCTAATGCTCTTAAACAATATTCTTTAAGAGCATCTTTTGTTGCTGGTGTAGCCATGAATTATCCTTTATCCTAAAGCAACTGACATTGCTAAAACTGTTCCTAGAGTTTCCCCTTTACTTGCAACTATAACAATATTGTCACTAGAGTCTCTTACATAAATTTTTTGGTCTGCTGTATTTATTGCAACTTCTCCAACTACAAGATCTCCTGTATCTGGTACAGAAGAAGCAACTTCAGATTTTTTTAATTTAATTACCGTAGCCATTAGAATGTACCTCCATCAACATTTCCA